TTAGCGATGTTTTTTGTTTGTTTATCTTTGAGTGCTCAAAAATTAAATGAAAAATTCTTACAAGGAAACTAGGAAACAGAATTTCACAATATAGAATTCAAAGTAACAGATAAAAAAGAATTAAAAATAACTATATTATTAAAAGATTCTAAAGAAGAAATAGCAGTTGTTAGATATAAAATACATGATAGTGTTCTTTATATGGAAACATACTATGCTAAAAACAATTGGAAATCTATAAATAAGATAATCGTAATGGACGATAATACTCTAGTTGCTGATGTTTATTCAGATTCTAGAGACCTATTAATTTACAAGAGAAAATAAACTAAAAAAAATTAAAAAATGGCTTACAAGCAATCACCAGGAAGACAAATGATGTCTAAGACAGGTAGAGGTATCCCTCCTACTTTAATGTGTGGATCACCTATGAAACAAGAAAAGAAAAAAGATCCTTACACTGGGCAAACTAAAGAACAGTTAGGAAACGCTATAAACGAATTTAGCGACAAAAACAGAGAAAGAGTTGCTTCTGAAATGATTGCTAAAAAAGACAGTGCTACAGCTGCTAACAGTGCTAAAATGCTTGATAAATCTTTAACAAAGAAAAGTCTTGCTAGGATAGGTAATGAAGCAGCTAATAAAACTAGAGTTGAGAAAAAAATACCGGTTGTAGATAGAGGCAGAGGTGTTGAGTCTGGAGGGGTTTTAAATGATCCAAAAAATCCTGATACTTATACTAGAAGAGGTAAATTAGAAAAAGATCTACCAGGAAACTTAACAAAAGCTTGGTTAAAATCAAGATAATTAACATGAATATATCTAAGACAGGTTATAAAAAAAATAGTAAAGACAAAAACAGAGCTTATAACGTGATACCTAGTGGTGACATAACAATGAAAGATGTTGAGTTTAATGTTTTAGGTATTGATAATTTAGGTAATAAAAAAATGATGAAACCAGGGAGAGATTATAACTTCCCTGGTGAAGTTGTTTTAGAAATACCTATAAAAAAAGAATCATTATATAAAAAATATTTTTCTAAAAAATAAAATAGCAGGTGGGAGGTAAGGTATCTCACGGGTCTCATAAGCCCGCTAAAACTGGTTCGACTCCAGTACGTTGCTACTATTACTAACAATTAAATTAAATAAAAATGGAAGCAGTAAAGCAGATTACACAAGAACAATTAGAAACAATTAAAAAACACCAATCAGAATTAAATGAAATGTTAATCAACATTGGTATTGTTGAATCTCAAAAACACTCTATGTTGCACGCTTTAGCAGAAGTAAACAAAACTGTAGAAGAGTATAAAAAGCAATTAGAAGAAGAGTATGGTCCAATAAATATTAGTTTAGAAGATGGATCTTACACAGCTATAGATAAAACTGACGAATAGTAAATGAAACTAATAAGAAAAATAAGTATAGGTTCTGACTACAAGAATGATGCAATGCATTACTCTGTAGGTCAGACCGTATACGGAGGTCACGAAGTAAATTGTATTATATTTGACGAAGATGACGACTCTTATAATATTTACATCGAAAAGAATGATGAAGTTTTACCTTGGAAAAAATTTAACAAAAATGTAGCCATATCTGTGGAGTACGACTTAGAATACTAAATGAGATCAATTTTTAGTTTTATAGTAAAACCAGTAGGAGACAGATATGATAATACTAAAAAAATAGGTGACAAAGAATTAATACTAAATACAAAGATAGAAAGTTTCAAATCAGTAAACAATCTAGCTGAAGTTGTGCAAACACCTATTGGCTTTAACACTGACATAAAAATTGGTGATAAAATAATAATTCATCACAACGTGTTTAGAAGATTCTACGACATTAGAGGTAAACAAAAAAATAGTAGATCATATTACGAAGAAGATTTATATTTTGTAGAACCAGATCAAATATATTTATATGGTGATCATGGTAGTTGGAAGACGTTTGGAGAAAGATGTTTTGTAAAACCAATAAAAAATATAGATCAATTTAAGATGCAGAAAGAACAAAAACATATTGGAATACTAAAATATGGAAATAGTTCATTAGAAGTGCTTAAAATAACAACTGGAGACTTAGTAGGGTTCAAACCTTACGGTGAATACGATTTTATCGTTGATGGCGAGAGATTGTATTGTATGAAATCAAATGATATTGTAATTAAATATGAATATAGAGGAGACGAAGCTGAGTATAATCCAAGCTGGGCAGAAAGCAGTTGAGGAATTAATAAAAGTAGCCGAAGAAAAAATAGTCGATAGTGGAGATGATATTTCCGCAGATAGATTAAAAAATGCTGCTGCTACTAAAAAGTTAGCTATATTCGATGCTTTTGAAATACTTAATCGCATAGAAGAAGAAAGAAAAATGCTTAACGGTGAAGAAATATCTTCAGCGCAAAAGTCATTTGGTGGATTTGCAGAAAGGAGATCTAAATGATGTACGAGCAAACTTTATTAAAAATATTACCAGATTACATAAAAGAATCTACAATATCCAAGCTTAATAAAAGTAAAAAATGGGAATATGGATATAACAAAGAACATGATGTTATTGTTATTAGTAGAAGTGGTAAAATTGGTGAAATATATGAAATACAAAATATCAAAATTGCATTACCATTTATAGAAGATGCTTACAAAAGATCTGACAAGAAAGAAGAGCAATATTGGGAACAAAGAGAATACCCAAAAGAATTAGATAGAATTAATAGTGTTTTTGAATGGAACAAACAATCTGATTCTTTTAAAGAAAAATGGTATGATTATATAGATGGTGAGTTTAAATATAGAGAAGAAGGTTTTTCTTTCTATAATAATGGTATTCCAACTTATATAACAGGATCACATTACATGTACCTACAGTGGAGTAAAATAGATGTTGGTGCTGCTGATTTTAGAGAGTCAAATAGATTATTTTTTATATTCTGGGAAGCTGTAAAAGCTGATAACAGATGTTACGGAATGTGTTATTTAAAAAATAGACGTTCTGGATTTTCATTTATGTCTTCTGCTGAGTTAGTTAATCAAGCAACTATATCTAGTGATGCTCGTTTTGGTATATTATCAAAATCTGGAGCTGATGCAAAGAAAATGTTTACAGATAAGGTTGTACCTATATCTATAAATTATCCTTTTTTCTTCAAACCAATACAAGACGGTATGGACCGTCCAAAAACAGAGTTAGCATATAGAGTTCCGGCATCTAAACTAACAAGAAGAAAACTAGATTCTAACGAACAACTAGAAGAATTAGAGGGTCTTGATACAACTATAGACTGGAAAAATACCGGTGATAATAGTTATGATGGTGAAAAACTAAGACTATTAGTTCATGATGAAAGTGGTAAATGGGAAAAACCAGACAACATTCTAAACAACTGGCGAGTAACAAAAACTTGTGTTAGATTGGGTAGTAGGATAGTTGGTAAATGTATGATGGGTTCTACTTCTAATGCTTTAGACAAAGGTGGTGAAAACTTCAAGAAACTTTACTATGACTCAGATGTAAACAAAAGAAATAGAAATGGTCAGACTAGTTCTGGCTTGTATTCTCTTTTTATACCTATGGAATGGAACTTTGAAGGTTACATAGACAAATACGGTATGCCTGTTTTTGATACACCTGAAGAACCTGTGCTAGGAGCTGATGATATGTGGATCGAATCTGGTGTTATAGAGCATTGGCAAAACGAAGTAGATGGTTTAAAATCAGACCAAGACGCTTTAAATGAATACTATAGACAGTTTCCTAGAACAGAACAACATGCTTTTAGAGACGAAGCTAAACAATCGTTATTCAATTTAACAAAAATATACGAGCAAATAGATTATAATGAAGATCTTAGAAACACTAATATTCTAACAAAGGGTAATTTCCAATGGGAAAACGGCGTTAAAGATAGTAGTGTTATTTTTATGCCAAATAAAGATGGTAGATTTTTAATTTCTTGGGTTCCACCTAAACATTTGCAAAATCGTGTGATAATAAAAAACGGAGTGAAATATCCAGGTAATGAGCACTGTGGTGCTTTTGGATGTGACCCTTACGATATATCAGGAACAGTAGACGGTAGAGGTTCTAAAGGAGCTTTACACGGTCTTACTAAATTTTCTATGGAAGACGTTCCGCCAAATCATTTCTTTTTAGAATATATAGATAGACCACAGACATCAGAGATGTTTTTTGAAGATGTATTAATGGCTTGTGTATTTTATGGTATGCCTATATTAGCAGAAAATAATAAACCAAGACTATTATATTATTTCAAAAGAAGAGGTTATAGAGGTTTTTCTATGAATAGACCTGATAAGGTTTGGAATAATCTATCTGTTACTGAAAAGGAAATAGGTGGAATACCAAATAATAGTGAAGATATAAAACAAGCACATGCTTCAGCTATAGAATCTTACATAGATAGCAACATAGGATTGCTTGAAAGAGGATATGGAGACATGTATTTCAATAAGACGTTAAACGATTGGAGTAGATTTAATATAAACAATAGAACAAAATATGATGCTTCTATTAGTTCTGGATTAGCTATAATGGCTTGTAACAGACATTTATATACTCCAATTGCTGAAATTAAAAGAGAAGTCTTTGACTTAGGTATAAAAAAATATGATAACAGAAGTTCTTTATCAAAAATGATATAATAAATGGGTGTATATACAAATAACAACAGTTCTTTTCCTAGTCAAGTAGTTAGTGACTCAGTTAAGATGTCTGAAGAATATGGTCTTCAGGTTTCTAATGCCATAGAACAAGAATGGTTTGATGGAGGTAGAGTTAATGGTAATAGGTATTTATCTAATTGGAATAATTTTCACCAGTTAAGATTATATGCTAGAGGAGAACAATCTGTTCAAAAATACAAAGATGAATTGGCTATAAATGGCGATTTATCGTACTTGAACATAGATTGGAAACCAGTTCCTATCGTTCCTAAATTTGTAGACATCGTTGTAAATGGTATATCTGAAAAGCAATATGATATAAAGGCTTATGCTCAAGACCCAGAGTCAATGAAGCAAAGAACATCATACGCTCAATCAGTGTTGAGAGATATGTATACTAAGGATCTTATAAACAAAGCAAACAGTATAACTGGTCAAAACTTTTTTAATTCTCCTTTACCTCAAGAAGAATTACCCGAGTCAAAGGAAGAACTAGATCTTCACATGCAATTATCTTACAAACAATCTATAGAGATAGCCGAAGAAGAAGCAATAAATAATGTTCTTGATTTAAATAAATACGAGTTAACAAAAAGAAGATTAAACTACGACTTAACAGTACTGGGAATAGCTTGTGTTAAAACAAATTTCAATGTAAGCGAAGGTGTTAAAGTTGATTACGTTGATCCTGCTTATTTAGTTTATTCTTATACTGAAGATCCTAACTTTGATGACGTATATTACGTTGGTGAAGTTAAAGCTATTACAATACCAGAATTAAAGAAACAATTTCCACATATAACAGAAGAAGAATTATACCAAATACAACAAATGCCTGGTAACAGACAGTATATAACTGGTTGGGGAAATTACGATGAAAACACTGTTCAGGTTTTATACTTTGAATATAAAACATACATGAATCAGGTTTTTAAAATAAAATATGGAGAAAATGGATTAGAGAAAGTTATTCAAAAAACAGATGATTTTAATCCACCAGAAAATGATAATTTTGAAAGAGTTTCTAGAACAATAGAAGTTCTTTATACTGGTGCCAAAATAATGGGCACTAATAGAATGTTGGAATGGAAAATGTCTGAAAACATGACTAGACCATACGCTGATACAACTAAAGTAGAAATGAACTACGTTATAACAGCTCCAAGAATGTACAAAGGTAGAATAGAATCATTAGTTAGTAGAATAACAGGTTTTGCTGATATGATTCAGATAACACATTTAAAGCTACAACAAGTACTATCTAAAATGGTTCCTGATGGAGTTTTCTTGGATGTTGATGGTTTAATGGAAGTTGATTTAGGTAATGGTACAAAGTACAATCCAGCAGAAGCTTTAAACATGTATTTCCAAACTGGTAGTATCATAGGTAGATCTATGACGCAAGAGGGAGGTTTAAATGCTGGTAAAGTTCCTATCCAAGAACTATCTAGTTCATCAGGACAAGCGAAAATACAATCTTTGATATCTACATATCAGTATTACTTACAGATGATAAGAGATGTTACTGGTTTAAACGAGGCTAGAGATGGTAGTATGCCAGATAAAGATGCTTTAGTTGGATTACAAAAAATGGCAGCTAATGTTTCTAATATTGCTACAAAACACATATTACAATCTAGTCTATATTTA